TGAGGGGACGGCCTACAAATCCTTTATGACCAGTAATTAATATTTTCACGACAAAGCTACTACTAGGTCTTTATAAAATTGGCTATTAATAAAGTCCTCGTAGATTAATCTATCGTGGCTGTAATACTGCTCAGAGTTAACGCGTGCATAATGGTCATCCATAGCACCCTTGCTAGCTAAAGGATGCATATGCTCGATTACTATGTTTTCTGAGTAAAACAGGCCGTTAATATCTTGTCCTAGTTTTTTCCAAAAATTATCTAGATATAGATGTTTAGCTTTAGGCTGACACATACCTTTAAGGTTTTCTACGATGCCTCGAGTCATTAGACAGGCAGTAGGTAAATTAGCTCCTTGCAGTAAATCATTACCGTAGGCTATTCCCTGTCTATTACCTGGTATCTGTAATGTTAATAGGTAATCCCAGAAATCAGTACGTGGTAAGTGATCATCGCCTAAAAATCCAAAATAGTTATAGCGATCGTATTTAGTATCGTCTAGTAAAATCATCGCAGCCATATTAAGAGGCTGAGCCATACCAGCGGCGGTTATGTGATTAGTTATTATATTTATGTCATCTATCGCTTGATAATCGCGTAATGACCAGTCATCTATATCGCAGACAAAATATAAATCTGCTACAGCTTTCGTATCTTTCCAGGCTTTAAGAAGCCTTTTTGCGTTTTGTGGCCTTCCCCTGGTTGGTACAATGAATACACTTTTTTGCATTTTGTCCCTCTCGATCGTGGTCTTTGAGATGCGTGAAAAGCATACGCCGTAGCTCTCGTAAATCGCCTAACACTTCATCGGCAAAACCGTTAGAGACTGGGCGGCTATTCTTTTCTGCACGTGAGGCGAATATAGCGGCTACCCCTGATATGGTCGCAGCCGCTATAACGCCTAGCTGAATTAAAAGACTATCCACGTCCTAAAGAATCCTTAGGATTTAGATACCGCATAAGAGGCGGTAATACGGCAGCTGCCGCAGCGCTAGTTAAACCTTTTATCGTTACGTCGCCAGTAGCTAAGTAATAAGCTAAAGCTGCGCTAAGCGCGGCGCGAGCCCAGGAAGCCGCCACCTCTTGCGCTGTCTTGATCTGTTTTTTCTGTTTCGTTTTCATCGGTCTCCATTTCTAAACCTCTTATCAAGGTCTCGACTTGCACTGCATTTAGAGCTATCTCAAAATGCATCTCATCCTTACGGTTACGATAATTACCGCCCCATCTTAGACCATACTTACGGCATAAACGGTTAATTACCCTTACTTGCTCCTCGTTAAAAGTACCTACAGCCGCTAGAGGATGTTGAGTAGCATTTAGATCTATAGCTGTACCGCTACTGTGATTAGAGACTACGGTATTAGATCCTCTGACCTTGCGATAGCAATAGCCCCAGTCGTCCAGGGTTTTACTTTCATCTATAGGCTCGACTAGCTTATGAAATTCTGCAGCAAAACCAATTAGTAAAGGCGCTACAGGTTTAGCTACACGCAGCTTTAGATCTGTACCTGGGACGCGCTTACGAATTATGTTAATCGCTTCCGCATCTGCAGAGGCAGGCCATCCGTTAGCGCTTTTTTCCATAGCTATAAGCCTACAGCCTCAAAGTCGTCTATTTGATCGTCGATAGTTCTAGTTATGGGATAAATGTCGTGTACCATAAACAGGAACTATAGCTTAATTGTGCTACTCGGTTATAGGTTCTATTTCAACCCAACTAAGGTTTGCCTCGTTCCAATACCACATACCCTCTGTAGGCATAGGCGTAGGCGGTTGCCAATTATGGTCAGCATCTAGCGACCAAGATGGATAAGGCTGTGGCGCAATAAATACATCTGCCACAGGATCATAACTAAAACCAATGCCTGCGTATTGCTTGCGGATATTGTTATTGTATGAAGTTTTAATCCAAGTGCCACCAATATTATCTAATAACCATTGGTAGCCTTCATCACCAGCAGAATCGTTGTTGTCACCAACTAAAACTCTAATTACTTTGTTATCATTATCTATTTCTGCCCAATGACTCACTTTAGATACCTCACAATAAAAATTCCTGAACCACCAGCACCGCCATTGATACCAGCTCCAGCTGCTGAGCCGCCGCCTGATCCTGTGTTTGTTGTTCCAGCTACTGGTGAAACTGCTGGGCTACGAGATGCACCAGCACCACCACCGCCAGTACCGCCAGTACCGCCAGTACTTGCGCCTGCTCCACCACCGCCACCAGCATAAGAACCGCTAACACCTGTGCCAGTTGTAGAAGTCCAAGTAGAACCAGGTGCGCTTCCATCACCACCATTACCGCCAGTACCGCTACTACCAGTAGTAGTTCCGTTTTGACCAACTGCTGAAGAACCACCACCACCACCACCAGAAAAAGTCGGTTCAGTTGATCCACTAGAACCACTCCCACCAGAAAAACCTTCTGCTGGTGAATAAGAACCTGCGTTACCTGAACCGCCTGCACCAAGATTAAAACCGCCACCGCCACCAGAACCACCAGAACCACCTGCAGCTCCACCAGCTCCAGAACCACCAGCGCCGCCACCACTAGAACTAATAGAAGTAAATCCGCTTGCTGAAATAGAAGATGTTTCTCCAGGTGAACCACCGCCATTTGTAGCACCATCACCACCAGCACCACCGCCGCCTATTGTTATTGTGTAGGCTTTTGGTGCTAACAATTGACTTGTAAGTAATCGGTAACCACCTGCGCCACCACCGCCACCAGCACCTGCTCCACCACCAGCACCGCCAGCAATTACTAATACATCACAACTTAAAGTTCCACCAGATACAGTAAGAGTTCCATTGGCAAGAAAAGTTCTATAAAAATAAGTAGAATCGCTGGTCAGAGTTCCACCAGTTACTTCTACTGCTTTTTTACTTGAAGCAATAATCCCGATTAAACTCATTAAGCAATATCTCCGACTACATACCAAGTATTAGTAGCTACTTTTATGCAACTAGCAGCAGAAAAAGCCGCCCGTAATGCTGGAGCTGTTGCTGTTGCACCTGTGCTAGATATAGTTACGCCCGCGCCCTGCGTAATTGTTGTAGTACCGCTAGCGCCTATTTTTATTACATTAATTACAGACCCTAATGGAAATGCTACGGAACTTTCTGGCGGTATAGTAATAGTAGTAGCGCTAGTGCTGCTGTAAGTAATTAGTACATTATCGGCATCTGCCAGTACAAAGGTGTCGCTCGTGCCTGTTACTGCTCTAGTAGTTATATTTACTATTTTATTCATAGCAGCGGCGGTAAGTACCTCACCTGTTACAAATAATGCCATTGTTCTCCTTAATAAGCGAGCGAGTCCTCGTCTAGTAGGCCATCTACTAGAGAGTCTAGCACGAAGCCACTCGCGAACGGTTGCGCGGTGGTAAAAGTAGTGTTAAAGGAATTAGGGCTAATGTCATAAGATACGCCAGTAATTACGGTATCGCTCTCTACGTTACCACCTTGCAGTACCTGTATAACAGTAATGGGATCATAGACGTCTAGCTCTAAGGCTGCAGTAACGCGGTCTGGATCTGCGCCATCATATGCATCTAAGGTAAGAGCCTCTAGCCGTAAGTCCGCTCCTACCTCTTGGCGACTTGCGACGATCATAAGCGCCTGATTTAAGGCATCTGTATCAGTCTGCGCTATAGAGGTACGGTTACGGCTATGCTTAAAAAATGTATCTATGCTGTCGAGGTTATTTACTGTCTGAGGCGTACCGCCAGTACGTGTAACAGTGCAGCTATTGATAAGTCCAAAATCTGATAAATCGAAAGCTACTTTTTGGTATGTAATAGTCCCTGGTAATCCTGTATCACTAAAGACAGTAGACGTACCTCCAGAGGCTGTAATTATGTCCTGCCTAGACTTAAAGGTGGCGTAGCCTTGCTGGTTAATGTAAAAGGCTCCTAGATCTGTAGCCTCGACCGTTTGACAGGCTGCAAGTGCTGTCCTCGTAGTGCCTGTATCAGCCTGTACCGTAGTGGTACTGGTCGTAGATATAGCACGCATACCGCCAGGCCACTCAGCGGCGTCTAAGATGCTAGTAATGCGCTGCGCTGTAGTCTGTCCAGCCGTACCACCTGTGACGGTGGATATAGATGCAAGGTTTAGTAATTGAAATCCATCCACGCAGTTTAGATCTACAAAGGCAGGGTCAAAGCCTGTAGGCGAGGTGTATTTCCACGACTGTACGTACATAGATCCTATGGCGTATTCCTGGCCTGCGAACGTACCTATAAAACGTATCTTACGCATTGGTAAAATTTTTCCGTATAGTGGACTTAACGTATTGGCAGGATTAAATAAACCTGTCTCATCTATTAGACGCACTGCAGCGTTACCAGATGTAAAGCTGTCAGAGGTACGGTTATAGGCTCGTCTAATACCAGCTCGTAATACGTATTGGCTCACGTCTACGATTTCAGATGCGCTAGTACCTAAGACAGACTGGTCTAACGGTGTGGACGGATCATCAAGTACTAGGCTAGGGTCAAAGTTAGCACCGTTGCTAAAGTCGATTAGACAGGTAAATACCGCGCCTGTAGTCATTAGATAGCCTCTAAGATTAAGTTATTACCTGTCCGCTGTGTCGCATATACAGCATCGGTTACAGCTGCTACTAAATCATTTTGAGCTACTACTGATCCCTGGACATTTACATTTACTGTTACGCCTTCATCTCTAGCCCTAAAACCTGCAGGATCAAAAAATGATGGTAGACCCATCCGTCTATCGCTTTCGCCTGTCTCCTCAAAAAATCTAAATCTACCTGTATCAGGTATAAAAGGCGTCTTAAAAGGTTCGCCGCCTATTTCACCAGGTAAATCTATGTAAGGAGGTTTAATAACTGGCGGAGTCGGTGGCAGTAAATCCTTACTCGTATCCTCGTCTTTTTTCCTAAATCCACCTGGATCAAAAGTAGGAGGCAGACCGCCAGACTTACTAGACCCTCCAGGTGTAGGTATGTTAGGTACGGTGATAGTCGCACCTATGCTAATACTGTATTTACCCTCGATAATGGCTTTTAGTTTTGCGATAATATCGTCTAAATTATCTGTAAATTTAATGTCAGGTTTAAGAGCAGCTAAAGCGTCTATAGATGCTTTATCAGATGCAAAACCAGCTATTTTTAATAGCTGTAAAACCTTTTCTAGGTTCATAGCATCGTCATAGCGTCCCTCAGTAGCAGCCTTTAGAGTTTTTATAGCCTCCTCGTCTGTCTGATAATCTGAAATCTTTAGCGCTGATAATTGCAGTACGCGGTCTCTGTCTGTCTGTGAGAGTTGACGACGTAATGCAGCCTGTAAATTAATCGCATCTATGTCGAACTTAAACTGTATAGAGTTACGTAGTCTCTCAAGATCTGCGTTGCGCTTCTTATCTGCAGCCGCTGCCTTTTCTTTAGCCTGTAGTCTTTTAAGATCTGCGGCGCGTCGTTTAGCTAATAATGCCTCAGCCTCAGATAGTTTAAGTAGTTTGGCTCTATCAGATAATTCTTTTTCATATGCCTCGGCTTGTTTCTTTCGCGCGGCATTTTCTTTAGCCATTTTGTCCGCACTAGTCCCCATAACAGGATCTAGTCCTACGAGCCAGTCTAAGCCTGTCAATAAAAGTTTTATTACAGGGTTTTTAGCTAATTCATCTAATTTATTCTGAAAACCCTCAAAGGCTCCGACGGCATTACCTAGAGCTTCTCCTATAGTTGTACCGAGAGCGATCATCTTGCTCTGGAATTCCTCAACGCTTACGCCTGAGTCCTCTAAACCCTGTATAAATCCTTTACCTAAGGCTACCTGCGCCTCCTCAAAACCTACTTTTATCTTTTCTAATTTATCTGCAAAAGTATCAGCCTGACGAGTACCGAATTCTCCCTGTAAACGCGCTAATAATTCTGCGAACGTTTTACCTTCTACGTCAGCCTTCTCAAAACCTATACGTAGTCTTACGAGAGCGTTATAGTCACCTACAAAAGCGCGAGATAAAGCGTTAGTCACCTGCTCTAGCTCTAAACCTTTACGACCACTTATCTCAACTGCTAGCCCTAGTAATTTTTGAGCATCTGTTAAAGTGTAAGTCGTAGCTACTAATTTCTGTAGAGATGGTATTAATTTATCCTGCGATGTACCAGTAGCTAAGGCTAGACTACGTGTAAAATCTGTAGCTAAAGAGGTAGCGAAAGCGATACCCAGTGTGTTTAATTCAGACTCTAATCTACGTGTCGATTTCTCTAGCTCTGCGAATTGCTGCGTACTTTTTTTAACAAAGGCCACTAGTGCAGTAGTGGTCAAAGCTACGCCTAAAGCCTTACCAAACTTTTGTAGGCTCTTTACAGATTTTTTCGTATTTTTATCTAGATCCTTAAAGCCTTTATCTTTAAGCCTAGTGATAAAGTCGACCGCGACCTCTTTACGCGCCATAACCATTATTTAGTCCCCTTAACGAACTTAAATAATCTAGTGTTTATTACGTTAGCTATTTCTCGTCGCACTTTGTCGCCTAACTGCGCCTCTGCTCGATATATAAGGCGATAAGGATTACCAGCCACTTTAGGAAATAATACTCTAAAGTCCTCTGGAGCTTTATAGTTACGCGATACGTTTTTAGTCTTTTTACGAGATGACTCTTTACCTGCTCCTGCTAATTCATAAATAGCACCGCCTGGCGCACTATTTACTAGAGCTAAAGCTGCTACCGCTACTTTATTATAGCCAAAAGGTACTTTATTTTTAGTCGTACGTCGTATTTTTATACCTCTAGTTACTACGTCAGCCTGCCACGTCCATCGCAGAGGATCTCTAGATCTATGTATTTTATCGTCTATCCACGCAGGCGTAGAGTAAGTAGGTGGCTCCTGTTGAAATACGTCCCTGCCTTTATATTGCACGCTACCAGGTACGAAAGTTTTAGCTAAGTCGCTCATAGGCTTAACAGCTTCTTTAAGACCTTTATCAAAATCTTTACGTAGTTGCGGACTAATTTCTTTTAGCTGTTTTATTAATTCTGCAAAATCATCGATAAGGATGGACTCACTAGCTCTAGCCACTAGCGCCTCCTTTTCATCGTGC